TTGTCCGTCCCCTCCACCGTCCTAGCATCCACCACCTTAGTCACCCAAAAGTCCCTCTTTGAGTGAAAAGTCTCATAAAAATACCCCGTGTTGCGCCGTGGGTTGCTAAACGCCAGCCAAAAGCGATTTGGCGTGTTTTCCGTAAAGAATCCCCCAGTCACCGCCCAGATTGAGTCGTCAATACCGCTCGCCTCATCAAAAATCACCAGCACACCATCAAAATTGTGTACGCCAGCATAAGCATCAGGGTTCTCCGCTGACCACAGCCGCCCCTCCACGCCCCAATACCTCGTACCCTTCTTCAAATCCCGCTCCACCAACTCAGTCAACCACTTTGCAGGCGTCACTCGCGTGGCTGAGACTTCAAACCAGTGACTGTTAATAGACATTGCCAACCATTTGGTAATCTCAGCCCAGGTAATTGAGCGTAGCTGGTTCTCACTGTTCGCCGAGATGATAGTTGTGCTGCCAATCCTAGTGGACAACATCCATATAGTCAGCCATGAAACTAACGCCGACTTACCAATACCCCGACCGCTTGATACTGCTTCTTGGAGTACGGCAAAGTCCACCATACCCTTATTATTCTTAATATGCACAGCAATATCATTCAGTACATCCCGCTGCCACTTTCTTGGGCCAGAGAAATGCTCCAGCGGCGTACCCTTTTGACCCCAGGGAAACAAATACAGAACAAACGCCAGTGGGTTATCTTTAAGCGATGGAACCCAAAGACGCGCCATGAGTTCCTGCTCGTCCTCAGGTTGGTAGATTGTTGTTTGCATATATATTATTAAAAAATAAAGCACGATAGTGCATGGAGGCGACTGCAAGAATATATATTAAAAAATAAAAATTGTTCGTAGCCCATCCGTAGCTGTGGCCCTAGTCGCTCGGCCCTGCCACCCCTGCCTCGGCATCCTTGGCCTGCACATCCTGCACATCCTGCACTTGTGCATCATCGTGCATTAGTGCAAGCCTGCTCTGCGCGGCAAGCAGGGCTCCGCTAATGGAGATGCGGTTATCGCTGACACTCACATCCAAACGGTCTCCATAGACTTTTGGGGCTAGCTTGCTGAGAAACCACTTGCGGGTGTCTACTTGCAATTGCCTTTGCCTCACCAGTCCGGGGTCAGTTGCACCATTGTCTAGCTTAGCCACTGGCGCATCCGCAAGCTCCATTACTTCATCCGCCAGTCTTTCGATTACAGCAGCGCGCGCGCGGTCGTAATGCTCCGCCAGGGCAGGGCTATCCGCAACCGCCCTCAGAACCGTCTGGGCGGTCGTCTGGTGCTTTGCTGAGGCTTTGCGGAGGCTTAGCCCGTCTTCAACCATGCTATCAATCACAGCCTGCGAAAGCTCAGCCCTAACATTCACTGCAAACATCTGGTTTCTCCAAAGTTACTAACCAATAGGTCATTTAACCACAATTTAACCCCTGCACAGCCCCAACAAGCAATTGCACTTTTGCACATCTCTATAGAGAGATGTGCATTTCGTGCAGATTTGCCTGTTTTTTGTGCAATATTGCACAAACTGCACTGTGCATGCACGTGCAAAAAGTGCAGTTGCACGAAATGCACGTGCAGTGCATATGCAAAAAGTGCAACCTAAAAAGCAAGGGTAAACACCTAGAAAATAGTGTGTAAAAAGATGTTGCATGTAAGAAAATCAGTTACACTCTATCCATACCAACAACGGTATGCAACCAACTAGGATGACTCAAAATGACAAAATCAGAAACCCTTGAAGCCAAGAAAATCATCCAACATGGTGCGATTTTAGGGCTTGACTATGTTGCCCGTAGTCTGTCAATGCTGCACCGCGCAGCCATGTCAGGCAAAGCAAAGCGAGACATTGCTCAATTTGCCTTTCAACACGGAGTGCATCACAGCAAAGAATGGATCATATCCTGACATTCTCACTGTATGCCTTGCTTGCAGGGCATACGGGGAAATTGTCCCGATACTAGGAAAACACCATGAAGCAGACCATTAACGCATCCGATTTTGTGCAAGCCTTCCACAACTTCAACCGATACGATCAATTCGGGTATCAAGCCTTAAACGTCTTGTTTGAATACCTTGAAGAATGTGATCCAGACATGGAATTAGACGTCATCGCTATTTGTTGCGATTACAGCCATTCTGATACGTTGACCATTGCTAACGACTACAGCATTGATCTGAGCGATTGTGCTGAGGCTGAGGATAAAGCCAACTTAGTGCGCGAATGGTTAAATGAAAACACCACTCTAGTCGGTGAAACCGATACCGGCTTTGTCTATTGCAGTGCATTTTAATTTTACCAACTAACCAGGACTAAACACCATGAAAATCAGCATACAAGCCTCAGCCATTCGCGCGGCCGCCATTTGTTCAGCCAAAAAAGACATTCGATTTTACTTAGTTGGTGTCCATATCAAGGTGGCGCATACGGGCTTTGCGTCAGTTATTGGCACAAATGGGCATATCATGTTTGCGGGACGGGCAACAATTGAGAATCTGGAAAGCCAGCAAAGCGCGGCATGGTCAATGACCATACCACTGGAAACCTGCAAGAAAATCAGCAAGAAAGCCGATATTGTCATTCTTGAATCATTGCCTGATGGCAATTATATGATTGACGGTATTCGGTTTGCACCAATTGACGGGCGTTATCCTGACCATACTCGGGTTATCACTAGATTCGATCAGGTAACAGGCGAAAATACTGCATCAAATTTTGACTATGCTTATCTGGTGCAAGGCAATGACGCGCTCAATGCTTATTATGGTGGCAAAAATACGGTTTACCCTCTGGTTCAGCGAGGCACTGATTCTGGGCTTATGCACAATGGCGAGAATACAGCCGTTGTCGTCATTATGCCGCGCAGAATTCAAGGGTTTGCAGCTTATCAGGGCTTTAATGAATCATTCCCTGATCCACTGACTGCGATCCAGCTTGCAGCCTAAACAATGCACTCTCTAAGCCCTGCCAGTGCAGGGTTTAGGGGTTTGCATTGTGCAGGCTATTAACTAATTGGAGAATCAAGAATGAAAACTTATTTTGAAAAACCTATTACATCATTAAATGACGCCCATGTATTTTTTGACAATCTTGCCGTTGATAGAGTATTGTTTCATCCGGAAGATAGTCCAGAATCTATAGTTGACGGCTTTGGTCTGGCGTTATTTACACCACAAGAATGCGTTGCATTGAAACAGCGCATTAGTGAAGTATATTTATTCGACTCTGACCCGTGCGAATATTGCCTGACATTAGCGAGTAACGCATGAGGGTGCTAGTTGCTTGCGAATATAGCGGTACTGTCCGGGATGCGTTTATCCGTGCCGGACACTATGCTGCATCATGCGATTTGTTGCCTAGCGATAGCCCCCTTGGAGATCACTACCAATGTGATGTAACGACTATCTTAGACCATGATTGGGATTTGATGGTGGCGCATCCCCCTTGCACTTATCTATCAGTGTCCGGGATGCACTGGACAACTAGGGGGCTACGTAACCCTCAGTTAACCACTGATGCGCTTGCATTTGTTCGACTACTGATGGATGCACCTATCCCACGCATAGCCATTGAAAACCCGGTAAGCATTATTTCAAGCCAGATCAGAAAACCTGATCAGATCATCCAACCTTGGATGTTTGGACATGATGCAAGCAAAAAAACCTGCTTGTGGCTAAAGGGTTTGCCCTCACTCAAACCAACAAACATTATTGAGGGTGATGTTTATTGTTGTGGATTAAAGGTTTATGAAAATGATTTTTATGGTTGTCCAAATTGCAATGGAGAAAAAAAGGGAAAAAGAATATATGCAAACCAAACCGCTAGTGGTCAAAACAAATTACCACCAAGCCCTAATAGATGGAAGATTAGAAGTGAAACTTATTCTGGCATCGCTGATGCTATGGCACAACAATGGAGTAACGTATGACAGATTATGACGACGATCTAGCAGCTTACATGGCTGACGATGGCCCAGGCGAGTACGATCCAGGCATATGCCCTGCCTGCTCGGGGTCTGGTGAGGGTCAATACGATGGCAGTGTATGCCCTGTTTGTAAGGGGCTTGGAGAATGAAAGAAACTATTTGGGACTACCTGTTAGCCCTCTGCATTGCTACCTGCCTTGCCCTTGCCCTTGTCAATTGGTGGTCAAATTGATCCTACTCGCAGCCCTGCTTGCCACTCTGGTGGCAGTGTTGCTAAACCTGTAACCACCCTTCCAACCAAGCCCGATTAGCCCTCGGGCTTTTTTACGTCCAAAATCTGCCTCTTGGCATCCTCAAAGCCACGCCCGATGATGACCCTGTGCCCAATACCCTCCAGGTAGGCAATCCAGTCCCTTTGTACTGGTGACACCACACCCCCCGCCTCACGTTTCATTTCAAGCCACAAAAGCCACTCAGGGACAAACAAATCCGGTACGCCAGGGGTTACACCCTCTGCCTTCAGCGCAGCCCCCTGAGAAGCCCCACGATGGCCCCCGTTGGGCACGGCAAAGATTCTCACGCCAGGGTAACTGCGCCGAAACCAAGACACAAGCCTTACCTGCTGGAGGTGTTCAGACTCCATGCTAAAAGGGAATTTCTAATTCCCAGAGGGCGCAGCCCCCAGGCTCGCTTGCAAACTCTACGGGCGGGGTATCGTTATATTCCGCGCATACGCCCTGCTCAGTGTAGTGGTCACACGTGTGGCAAACCCTCGGCGGCTCGGCTTTGAGGGTGTTGCGGTACAGGGTAACTATTTGGGGTTCGGGGTGTCTCATAATAAAAATCCTTTGCTTTGCATAAAATCAATTGGGTGTTTAAAAGATTTTTGTTGATTGCAATTAGCTCTTAATAATTGCAAATTTGAATCTTGATGCATTCCACCTAATGCCAATGGAACAATATGATCTATATGGTATTTGTCACCAAGTAATTCATGGCAACATGGGCATTTGTTTTGTTGTAATTTTTTAAGTTTTTCAACAATGTTTTTAGAAACAATTCCAGATTGATTTTTTCTTTTTGCCCTTCTTGCCGCGTTCCTAGCATTTACTTTGTCTGGATATTTTTTTGCGTAAGCAAGAGCTTTTTTCACATATTTTGCTGGGTCTTTAGCTCTTTTTTCTTTATCTTTTTGCAAGATAGAAGCTCTATTTTTTTGCCTATGTATTGCTGATCTAGCCCTTCCTTTTTCAGGATGATTTTTTGCCCATGCTGCACATTTTTTATTGTGCTTTTCTCTATTGTTTTCAATCCATTTTTTTACTCTAACAATAGCGCACGGCTTGCAATCGCCTTTTTTATTGCGCTCAGTTTCAGTTTGGCATTTGGGACAAAATCTTGTCATGGTGACACCCTCTAACGGTTAAATGATGGTGTCAGTAAGCATTGGTTAGAGCAATGCAAGGCTGGCCGGCCCTGTCCTGACGTAATCATTTTACCACTGATGGGAAAGCACGGTGTAAAAACGCCCCTCGCGTTTGTACTCAATAACTTTTGGCGGCGTTCCTTCCGTCATTTGCTTTGCAATGTCATGCAAATCGGCGGACGCATAGTCTAAAATTACGCCAGCTTTATGGGCAATGTCTGCTAGGTTTTTTCTAGCTTTCTCCCCTGCAAAACCGTCATGGCAAATTGCATAGTAAGACGTTACCGGCGCATCCGACAAACTTCCGTATAGGGTGCAAGTAATCATTTCCTTGCCACTGGCGCGAGATATATGCTTACGCCAATGCCAGCTTGTCACTTCAAGGTCAATGCCCTCATTGCCCATAATGTCTAGGTTTGACAATTTAAGGGTTGGGCGCACTGGCTCGGGAAACGGCGTCCCGCAGGCCGGACAGACTCGGGCGCTCAAGCCGCATATCTCTTGGCAGTTATCGCAAACCTTGACAGGCGCTTCGCCTACCTTGTCGCCCTTTCGAGGTGGCGGGTTAACCGCAGTGATCGGGCCATGCTGCTCCACCACTCCGGCAAAGTCCAGCACCAGACAGTCCGTCTTGCCCTCGGCAATGCGTAAGCCACGCCCTGCCATCTGGACATAAAGCCCAGGACTCATAGTAGGGCGCAGCATAGCTATCAAATCAATCCCAGGCGCGTCAAATCCTGTGGTGAGTACATTGGCATTGGTCAGCGCCCTAATGCGCCCCTGCTTGAAGTCAGCCAGCATCTTGTCGCGCTCGGCGCTCGGTGTCTCTCCGGTCACGCACTGGGCAACAATGCCCTCATCATGCAACGCCTCGGCAATGTGGTGGGCATGGGCAACCCCGGCGCAGAAAATTAGCCAGGATTGACGATCATGCCCTAGGCGCACTATTTCAGCCACTACCTTTCTATTCTTGTCGGTAGTGTCAACCTTGGCCTGCAGTTCACTCTCAATGTACTCGCCGCCTCTCTTATGCACCCCGTCTACCTCCAGCTTGGTGCGGGTCAGCTTGCTTCGCAGGGTTGATAGAAAACCCTTATGAATAAGTTCCTCGATGCTGGTGGGTTCGATCAAGGCGCTGAAGATGGCGGGCTTGTCAGTGATGTAGCCATGCCCCAGGCGATACGGTGTGGCGGTCAAACCTATTACCCGCAGGTTCTGATTTGTCTGATAGAGGTCTGATAGCAGTGTCCGATAGCCGCCTTCGTCCTTGTGCGAAACCAAGTGGCACTCGTCAATAATTACTAAGTCAACGTGCCCTATTTCCTTGGCCTTGTTTCGCACCGATTGGATCCCGGCAAAGGTAATCGGTTCGCCCAGTTCTTTCTGGCGCAGCCCAGCACTGTAAATGCCCATCGGTGCATTGGGCCAATGCTGGCGCATCTTCTGGGCGTTCTGCTCAATGAGTTCGCGCACATGGGTCAGCATCAAGATGCGGGTTTCGGGCCAATTGTGCAGAGCGTCCTTGCACAGCGCAGCCACGATGTGGCTCTTGCCGGAGCCGGTTGGCAGGACTAGACAAGGGTTGCCTTGGTTGCCTGCCTCGAACCAAGCGTAGAGTTGGTCTATTGTTCGGGTTTGGTAGTCTCTCAACATATGCGCCCATCCCACTTCTGCCGCACCTCAGCAATCAGCGGATCACCACTCCCGCAAGCCGCAGCATTAGCCAGCAGTTCCTTTGACCCATACACCCCTTCCCCCGGCTCACCGTTGGCAATCCCCAGCCCGTCAATCTCGTAGACTGCTACCCAGTCACTTGGCCCCTCAAGCCGCTTCCAGGGCACTAGGTCAGGGTGCAGGACATGGGCCTCGCAGCCAGTACGTTGAGACTCAAGCGGCACAATGTCATCCCACTTGGCGCAGTGCCAAGTGCTATCGCTCAACGGCGTAATGTGGGCGCAGGTACGGCAATTAACGTGTTTTGTCGTCTTGCTGCCGTGGCAAAAGTCATGCCCCGGGCATATCTTGCACTCAAACCACGTTGGGTCAGTGCTTATCGGTGGTGGCAGACGGTCAGTCAAAGTTAACCTTTGCCCACGCTCAATGGCCTTCACCGCATGGTCTTTGTCGTACTCAAGGCGCTCGGTGTATATACGGTCATCGTCTTTGCAAACAGCAACATATAGCGCACGTTTCAAGGCAGTACCGTGCATATAAACCTGACACTGCGTAAAGTGTTGGGGCTTACTCTTGCCCACGCCATGCTTTTCTAAGTCATTGAATGACTTGAGGCTGTGGGTCTTGAACTCCAGCACGTGTTCTGTCTTCGGCGCACCGGGTACGCCCTTGCCAACCCCGTCCAGACTGCCAGAGACATGGCTACCAAAGTCCACTTTGGTTTGAGTGCCATAAACATGGATGCCTGCCGCCCGTAGGTCGCTAATGATGGTGGCCTCCTCGTTAAAGCCACGCCGGAACAAGCGCAAGATGCGCCCCTTGAACTTTTCCTGCACCGCCCAGCGAAACGACAGCCAAAGCCACCGTTCGCAGTGGTGGCCCAAGGTGCTTGCCCCTAGATGCGGTCTGGGCTTTTCGAGACGTTCCTCATGGGCGGCGTCAATGAGGGAAGTTATGGTAATCTCTGGGTCTGGTATTTGCACGTTGTTCTCTCCTGTAGTGA